GGCCGCCTCCCACGGACATGTCGTCTGGTAGGCCCCCACCTCCGGTCGGGTCACTGCCATCTCCGGGGGACGGTGGCGGGAGGTGCCACGGAGACTCTCGGGCATAGTCCCGCATGATGGGCTCCCCGCGCTCGGAGACCTCATGGTCAATACTACGAGCACCCTTGACCAGCACGGCCACAGTCGTGCCGGGGGCGCCGGTGACGTCAACGTGCCACTCCTCAGGGTTGGAGCGGTCCAGCGCCGCACGGGCGCCGTCACTGGCGAAGACGCCCCACGGAGCCTTAGCGGACGCAATCCTAGGAACATAGTCCGGCAAGGTCCAGCGGGCGCGGCCCTCGGCGTCGAGTTCGATGTTCTCCCAGTACTCGATTCCGTCGTATGGAGACTCGGTGCAGGCGTGCTTCAGCCACATCCCGCCGCGCTGAGCAGTCAATTCGGGCACTCGCATGAAGAAGTTCTTGGTCCCGGTGATGTGAACCCCGCTGCTAGAGATCCACACCTGATGCCGTTCGCCGAACTGCATCGTGGTCGAGGTCCGATCAGCGTGGAATCTGGGAAGAGTCTCCCCCATGGGGCGGATGCTCACCACGTTCGGACCCACGTACAGCCTCGGCTTGTTGTCGCTGTTGGTGCCGTACGAGAAGCCACCGGAGTTGGCCCACCAGTAGATATCCTGAGCCCTGAGCCGTACGCCGCCGGTCTTGAACTCGAACAGAGTGTCTCCGGACGGGGTGTACATGGTCACGTACGAGGTTCCCACGGAGATGTGGGGGACCGAGTCCCCCAGACCGGTGTAGGGGGCCTGCACACGGATCAAGGGGTCCCCGGACCGGTCCTTAAGCAGGGCGATTACCCCATCTCCCCAGTTGTCCTCCAGCGAGTTGAAAGCCAAGCCGCATCCCCACTTTGAACCGTCGGTGCCGGTGTCACGTCCAGTGCGGGTAGAGATGACGTCGTTGAACCACACCATTGACCACGAGTCCCGTCGGCTGAGGTGTCCGCTGATGCTGATAGCTCCGGTGTGCGCATTGACGTCCAGGACCGACGCGCCCCGCGAGTCGTAGACCCGGAGACCGTCAGAGGTTAGCTTGAGCCCGCGGTTACTGGCGCGCTCAGTCTGAAGCGTCGCTCCGGTGATGACCTGCCCGTCGAGAGCCCCGACCTGGAGGTTGTTCGAGCTGATCGAGTTGGCCGCAAGCATCCCGGCTTTGATCTGCTCGAACTCCCCCTGCCCGGCCGTGACGATCTTCGACCACACGTGGTGGGCGGTCGCGTCCACGAAGGAGGCGTTGCCGGTCACGGTGAGCTGATCGGTAGTGAGAGATAGGAAGCGTCCTACGTCAGAAGCGATCTTCCTCGCGGTGAGCTCGGCTATGTTGGCCGAGCCCGCGGTCAGCTTCCCCACGTCGAGGTTGCTGATCTGCTCGGACGTGACGCGCATCCGCTCCCACTGGGAGCCGTCCCACCGCCATTCAGCGACGATGTCGAGGGTCTGCGCGTCCTGGACCCGGGCAGTGTCGCCGGGGGCCTCTCCCGGGAACGGCGGCATCGTGCCCGAGGTGCCTCGGATGTAGAACACCGTACCCATGGAGGTGCGGATACGCCGTACGGCCGACTCCAAGGTCGCGGCCGTGAGCTGGGAGACCGTCTTGGAGTAGTCGTCCCCGGCCTCCTCCCACTTCCACCCCTTGGGGGAGTAGACGACCGTCGAGCCCGGAGCGTCCCGGGTGTTTGAGGGCGCAGAGTGCCCGGGTAGGGCGAATGACGGTACGGTTACGTACTGACCGCCTGCCGCGCCTGCGGCGGCGTTGGCGCGATCTCGGGGGCCGGGCATCAGCGGGCCTTGATGATGTAGGGGAGACCGATGTACGGGTCGCGCAGGTCGACTGGCTGCGACCCTCCGGCAGATACCGCGACCGGTGAGCGGTCACCTGAAGAGGTGCCGGTGGACGTCAGGTAGGTGTACCCCGACGTACCGATCCCGATGTCCTGGTTCGCGGTACGGGCCTGGAACCGGGAGCCGGCGTTGCCCTGCTCACCGATCTCGTGGGTGTGCGCCGGCATCTGGGCGATGCTCAGCGTGACGGTCGCGTTACCGCCCCGGTCGCCGACGTGGTACTTCGTACCGGTGCCGACGACGGATCGCTCCCGAATGTCCGGGATGCGGAAGTCATTTCCGGAGGACGAGCCGTACGCGGTACCGATGACGGCGAAGAGCTTTGGGTAGGCGCTCCGCTGCACCAGGCGGCCGTCGCATCGCAGCCACCCCTCCGGGTCCTTCTCGGCCCCGAACATGGCGATGGTCCCGACGGGGATGGCCTTGTCTATAGCGTCCCGGATTCCCTGAGCAATGGTCTGGACCTGCTTCAGGATCTCGGCAGGCTGCCCGGCGACCTTGGTCTCCAAGTTGGTGACGCCCTGGGTAGCCGCGCTGATGCCTCCCTCGATGCGGGTCAGGTCGGCGGCGGTGATTCGGGTCTCATTGGCCCCGAACCCGTCCCTCCACTGCTTGGTGGCAACATAGGGCTGCATTACTGGTCTCCTTCTGCTCTGAGGACGAAGATTCGCCCGTCGGGTGCGATCCACATGCTGGAACCTATTGTCCCAGAGTCCGGCGGGATGGGTCCGGATGTGACGAGGTTGGTGGCGACCTGGGTCATGGCCTCGGTGAGGTGCTTCATCTCCTTGAGAGTCCCCTCCCGAGCGGCCTGCTGCAGTGCGTCGCTGCCGCGGAGTTTGTCCTCGACCTGCTTGGCGATGGCGTCGGCATCGATGTTCTGCTCCAGAGTGATGGTGCTGGGAGGCCCCCAGTTGGAGCGGTTCCCGGCGCGGTCGAAGGTCCGCAGGCGCACCTCGTACTCTCTCATCTCGTACCCGGCCAGGGGAATCCGCTGCATCGGGGCAGGCATCTGAGCCACCACTCCGGGGGCGATGCCGGGGTGCTGAACACTTACCTCCACTCCGGCGAAGTCGTCTGGCATGTTCTCGCCATCTGCGCCCCGGTAGTTCCAGATCACCTGGAGAACGCCGAGGGTCTGCGCCAGCCTCGGGCGCCCAGGCATCGGGGGCGGAATCGTGTCCGAGGCCATCGTCGCGATGACCTCGGCCGACCAGGCCCCGACGGCGTCGCGAGTGACGGCCCGCACGCTGAAGGCGTACTGCTGGCTGGTCGCCAACCCCTCAATGTCGGCCTCGGTCGTCCGTGAGGTGCTCAGCCGCCCCGCCTTGTTGGGGATCTCGCGGACTGAGATGTCGTAGCCGATCACGTCCACGGCCACCCCGAGGGCGTCAGTGGTGACCTCGTCCCACCGGAGGGAGGCGACGGCTACCGGGTAGCCGAGATGCCCAATCACCGCGGTCGAGGAAACCACGAGGCCCTGAGGGGGCAGTGGGTTGTGCTTGCTGGTCGGCGTCTCGGGGCGCGGGTTCTTCCCGTCTGAGGTGGCGGCCCCGAGAACGCCCTTCTGCTTCTTGGCCAGGCGCGACAGGATGTCGTCGAGCATGGTCCCGAAGGTCGTGTGTCCCTCGCAGCGGCCGTTCTCGGTCACCGAGATCGAGATCTGGGTGACGCGCATCCTCTCCAGGCCCTTGCCGCGTTCGACGCGGATCCAGTCTCCGAGGGCGTAGTCCTCGAAGGGGAGCCACTGAAGGTCGTCGGCCTCCCACTCGCGCTTCACCTCGGCCGCCGGGGTGGCGCCGGTCTTGAGAGTGAGGTCAGCCACGCGCCGAGCCGTCCCCTCCAGCTCCACGCCACCGGCGTTCACGACCTTCTCGGTACGTGGAATTCCTGCCGGGGCCTCGGGATTGGGGAAGGTCCACGTCCGGCCTTCGTCGCCCTTGACCAGGACGTGAGTGCACAGCTGGGACCAGTCGAGTTTCTCCGGGGCTGACGACGTGCCCGCCCCCAGGCGCCACACGACGGAGAGGTTCTCGCGGCTCAGGGCTGAGTCGGCGTTGTAGACCTGGAGCGTACGGCCGCGCCAGCGGTAGTCGATCATCCCCATGTTCATGAGCGTGTCCAGAATCGACTTGACGGAGACCGACGGGTCGAAGGCGATGGTGGTCTGCAAAGACCACCCCTGACCGGCGGAGTCGACGGCCGTGCTGACGTCGAGCGTCAGACCGGCTCCCCAGCCACGCTTGACCGCCGCGTCCCACACGGTACGGAGGATCTCACCAGCGTTGCGGGAGTTGAACTTGTACTTGCCGTCCTTGTCCCGGGCCACTGGCGGGACGCTCCAGACGAGGGCGCCGTCAAGGCGGTGACCGATGTGGATCAGGTTGGCCCTGCGATGCTCCGTCCCGTCCTCCACGAGGTTCCACTCGGAGGATAGGTTGATGAAGCGCGCGTTGTACGGCTCGTACCAGGTCTGCCCGTCGTAGCTGAGCTCGACGGCGATCTCCACGGCGGAGTCGAGCAGCTCGCCGCGCACCCCCCGGCCCCCGTTCGGGTAGGAGAGGGTGAGCGACGGGGTGGACTGTCGAGGGCAAGTGAAGGTCCCAGCCAGGGAGTCTGGCAGGACTCCGAGGCGTGCCCCGGCCTGCTCGTAGGCTACGTAGCGCATGGCCAGGCCACGCGGGAACGCGGGGTTTCGGGGCATCAGTAGGCCATCCTTCCGCGAAAGCGCCCGGTCGTGCCTGTCAGCGTCATGGAGATGCGGCCCTCAGCGTCGGGAGTGGCCCGGAAGCCTCCGGGACTCATGGAGATCTCCCCGTCGGCGGAGCGCGCGTTCCGCTGAGGCTCCCAGGTGTCGGAGGGGTTCTTCCAGGCGCGGTAGCCCGCTACGTCTACCAGAAGGCGCTCCCCACCGTTGAGGGTGCCGGTGAAGGTGAACGAAGAGCCCGATACGTTGTCTCTGACGGTGCACGTGCCCGCCGTCGGCTCAAGCATGAGCCAGCCGTCCGGGATAGGCATGACGCAGCCGGTGAATGCAGACATGTTGGTCAGGTCGGCGACGAGCTCCTGCGTACCGCGCCACAGCCCGGAGACGATCTCGTAGACGACCGTGAACGAGATCGTCTCCGAGTGCGGGTCGAGCTTGGGCTCGACAGAGGACGAGGGGCGCACCTGAGCCTCCCGCACGGGGGCTCCCTTAGGGGTGTACCGGAGCGTCTGCATCCGGCCGAAGGCGAACAGGCGGCGCATGAGGTCCTGGTAGTTCCTCTCCAGGACCTCAAGCCCCTCCTTGCAGCGGTTGCCGTTCCGGCCGTCGGCCCAGGAGAACACGGTGAACTTCAGGGCGACGGTGGCGGACTTGGTCACGGACGGGGCGATGGGGAGAACCCCGAAGCGTCCCGGGACGTCGACCGAGGCGTTCCACGGGGCGCCTCTGGTCGACAGGGCGGTGCCCTCGGCGAGCACCCAGCGCTGACGCTCGTCGTCCAGGTCGACTCCGTCAAGAGAGTAGATGGCCATGGGTGGGTGACCTTCCTCAGATGGTGGCCGCCAGACGTATCCCCTCGGCGACCTCGTCGCGAGTCTTGGAGTCCGGCTGTGCCTGCGGATAGTTGTTGGTGATGTTGATTGTAGCCCCCGATCGGTCGCTCTTATCAAACGAAGAGGGCGATCCTGCTTCTGGCGCCGGACTACCGGTCGAGGCTCTTGCCGGGAGCGGCCTCATCTCCGCGCTGAGCCCGATCGTGGCAGGCTTAGTCAGGTCCTCGGTGAGACCCTGGAGAGAGGATCGGACGGCCCCGTACTGGCTCTCCAGGCCCTTGATAAGGCCCTGCATGATCATCTCACCTGCAGGGGTGAGCAGGACCTTGTCGACAGGGGCCGGACCCTTCCAGGACGGGATCAGGCTGGTGAGCTCGCTGAGCTTGCTGCGCACGGATCCGATCATTGAGTTGATTCCGTTCAGGAGACCGCTGATGATGCTGACGCCGGCATTCCACAGCCAGGACCCCGCCCCGGAGAAGATCCCCATGATCCTGCCCGGCATGGAGCTGACGAAGCTGACTACCCCACTGACTCCCGCCGACACGGCGCTGCGCATGCGACTCCATGCCGAAGTCGTAAGACTGGCGGCAGCATTCCACCCGGAGCTGATGATGCTCCCCACCCCGCTGATGGCGGAGGACACGACGCTTCGAATCCCGCTCCAGGCTGCCGAGGTGATGCTGGTGATGAAGTTCCAGCCCGCGCTAATGATGCTCCGGGCCATGTTGATCCCAGATGTCACCACGGAAGAGATGATGTTCCAGGCTCCCTGGATGACGGCCGTGATGGCGTTCCAGGAGACCTGGGCGGAGATCCTCAGCAGGTTGAGGAACGCCAGGAACTCCGTCCGGATGAGGTTCCAGACGACCTGGCCGATCTGGCTGATGCCGTTCCAGGCCCTCGACCAGTCTCCCGTGAGCAGCCCCATCACGGTGTTCACGGTCCCTCGGATGAGGTTGACCGCGGCCGTGACGGCGCTGGAGATGACGTTCCAAGCTCCCACCATGACGGGGATCTGGGCCTGTGTGATGGCGGCCACCGCCTGGATCACCGGGATCAGGGCGGCGGAGAGAACCTGCACGATCGTCACGATATGGGGAAGGACCTGCGGCAGCAGTTCGGCGACGATGGGTCCGAACTGAGTGACGAGCTCCTGGATGACCGGGATGAGGGCCTGGATGATCGGCATGAGCGCAGCACCCAGCTGCTCAATGATCGGGACCAGGAGAGTGGATAACTGAGTGAACACCGGAGCCAGACCCTCGACCAGCTGAGCCACGAGAGGGGCCACGGCTGCGAGAAGTGACCCCATCACGGTGGCGATGGCACCGAAGGCCTGCCCGAGGGCTGGCATGGCCGGGGCGAGCGCCTGTACAGCGGTCAGGACGCCCTGGAAGAACGCCACCAGGCCTCCCTGGAAGGCCGGGTCCTGCAGGGCCGCTGAGATGCCCTTGAGCCCCGTCTCAATGATCTGCCCGACCAGGGGCAGGATCGTGGAGATGGTCGGACCCAGGGACACGAAGGCCTGACCCAGCGAACCTACACCTGCGAAGGCGTGGGAGGCGGCCTCCCCCATCGCGCTGAAGATGGAGGTCAGGGTCCCCTGCCACAGCGGGCCGTTCACGGCCTCGTTGGCCCGATCCAGGGCAGCGGCGATGGAGTCGATGGGCGCGGATCCGGCGGCCATGGCCTTGAAGACCCCGCCCAGGATTCCTCCCAGATCGAAGACGATGTCCTTCAAGGTACCGAATGTCTTGGCGGCGGCCTGAATAGCCGCGTCCATCTCGCCGGAGGCGGTCTTGGCCTGCACCCAGTTCTGGAAGCTGTAGGCGACGTCGTTAGCCCACGAGGCGATGGACGGGAGGTACTTCGCCCCAGTCTCGCCCAGGGTCAGCAGGGCGTCGGTGAACGCCCCGGCCCCGTCACCGCCAATGTCCAGGGCCTCGGCCAGGTAGCCCAGCGAGGCCCGGAAGCCCGGGATGTGGTCCTGGGCGGCGCTGGCCACCGCCGCCGACATGCGGCCCAGCTGCGTGGCGACGTTGGAAATGGACGGACCGAGAGCGTCGAGGGCGTTGTTGGCGAACCCGCGGATCGCGTCGGCCGCCTCTCCCCAGTACGCGGCGGAGATGTCCTTCTGGAGGGCTGAGAACCGGGGACCGAGGTCGGCTAGGACGGTCGAGGCGTCCTTCATCGCCGCGGCGAAGATTCCGATCCCTGCAGCAGCCGTGCCCAGGATGCCCGGCATTGCGAGAAGGGCCGGCAGGGTGTGGGCGACGGCGAGGCCGAGCTGGGCAATGTTGCCCAGGCCAGCTCCGGCGATGGAGGTCAGGCCCAGGATCGCGGTCCCGGCGGTGGCGGCCTTGACAGCGAAGGTGTCCAGGTTGGTGAAGACGTCGTCTAGGCTGTTCTTCAGATTGCTGAAGATGTTTCCGCCGGCCAGGGCCTTGAGCTGGCCGGCCACCCTCGCCACGGAGGCCTTGGCGAGGCGGGCGTGGATGTCCACGAAGTATGGCTTGGCGGTCAGCCGCTTCAGGTCGAAGCGGGCCTTGCCGTCGTCAAGGTCGGCGTTGACGGTCGCCTTGCCGTCCAGCTTGTCAAGCTCACGCTTCAGCTTGCGCTTGGACGCCTCGGACAGGTGCGCGCTGGTCTCGATGTCGCCGCCCAGCTTGTTTAGCTGCTCCCGGATCTTCTTCCGGGAGGCCGGGTCCAGCTCGGCGTCGGCCTTGAGCTTGGCGTCAAGCTTGGCGATCTGCTCCTTGAGCTTGCGCTGGGTAGCCTTCTCCAGGGACGCGTCGACCTTGATGTCGGACTTGATGTTGGCGATGCGCTCCTTGATCTCGGCAACGTCCTTGCCGTCGATCTCGACCTTGGCATCGATGGCCGCCTCGGTCCTGCGGATCGCGTCGAGGGCCTTGCGGCGCGACTTCTCGTCGAGGTCCACGCGGGCCTTGATCGCGGCCTTCATCTCGTCCAGCTCGCGCCCGAGTCGGGCCACGGCGTTGTCGTCGAGGACCGGCTTGACAGGTGCTCGGGCGTCCAGCTGGCGGAGTTTCTGCCGGATCTCCTCCAGGTCGCGACGGGAGACCGTGACGTCCGGGGACGCCTTGGTCTGCGCGATGGCCGTCTCGATACGGCGCAGGTCCTTGGGGTCGATGCGGGCGTTTACCTGCAGCACGAGCCCGTCGAGCGCGTCCTTTACGGAGTCGCGCATCTCGCGCGCCCACTTCTCGGCAGCGCGCTCGATCCGCTTGCCGATCTTCTTGAGGCTCTTCTCGATGCCCCGCTCGGCGTCTCCCTGGAAGTCACGCGCGTCAGCGCCGACCTCTACGACTACCTCGCCGATCTTGTCTGCCACGGGCTACCCTCTCCGCTCGTACGCCAAGCGGGCGGCATCGCGGCCCGACTCCTGTCTGAGGCCATGATACCGCCCGCATAGGCGTGTCCTATAGGTGCTGTCACATTCCGAGGGCCGACTTAAGGGACCCGAAGCCCGAGGCCTCGTTGCCGGAGTACCAGGGGCTCCGAGGATCTGTGACCACGACCCCCTTTGGAGGCAGCCAAAGGTCCCTCCTCAGCTTCTCGGTGGCGCTCTCGTCCTCAGCGTTGCGGGTGAGGATCCACCACATGACGCGGCAGAACCGGTTCAGGGGCAGGGTCTCCAGGTCGATCCCGTGCCCGAGGCAGAACCCGTCGATGTAGTCCCACTCCACGTACGCCGAGGCCAGGAGGCGCCGGATCACGTAGGAGGGTTCTCCCCGGCCTCCTCCATGACGGCGGAGATGAGCTCGGTCAGGTCGGGGATGTCAAGGTCGTCGGCGGGGTTCTTGAGCCGCTTGACGACCTCGGCGCCGGTCTCCTTGCCGAAGAGGACGTGGCACCACTTGGCCAGTCCGTCGATGATCTTCTCCGAGTCCTCTTCGGCGTCCTTGAGCGCCTGAGACAGGAAGACGGCGACGGACGACTTCGGGGGGCGGACCTTGTACTCGGTACCGACCAGGTCAACGGTGATGGACTTCCGGGTCTTGCCGGGGATCGTGATAGTAGCCATGAGGCGATTCTAATGGAAGTCAGAGGGCTTGATAAGTCGGAGCGCGTCCCGCACGAAGTGGGCGCCCTTGATGCCCTTGACCCACTTGGCGAAGACGGCCTGGCCGGACCCCTTCGGGGTGAAGACCATGCGCGACGCCTTGACCGGGCCGTGGGCGCGGGTGCCCTTCTCCTGGTAGGCGGCGTAGGGCGTCCTGGCCCCGATCTCGAAGGTCGGGTTGAGCGGGTGCTTTCCGTGGACCCGTTCAATAGTGACGGAGTTCACCATACGCCCCGAGTTCACCCGCCCCTTGGCGCGGATGTTGCGCTGGATGCGCCCTTGCGTGCGGCGAGACGCCTTCAGGGCAGCCTGTTTAGTGATCTGGGCCACTTTATCCTCACGGATTGGCCCCTTGAACCTGACGTTTACGTGAACCATTTCACACCTCAGAGGTCACGGGCAGTTGAGACGGACCGTGAAGGTCCACTCGCCAGCCACGCAGCCGCCGTCGGGGCCGGACGCGGCCCAGTCCATCGCGTCGGCGTTAGTGGACGACGTCAGGAACCGTCCCAGGTCCGCCATGTCCTGGTGCAGGACCGCCGCGTCAGCGGTCAGGTCGAAGGGGCGCGGGCCGCGGCCACGATCGTCCACGACTTCGACGCAGCGCAGTGTCCCGAGGGCGTAGGTCGCGG